CCTTCTCCACTTGATCGCAATTAGTCATATATTGCCGGTAATCCGGAGTGAATCCGAAGACCTTGGCCATATAGACCTTATCGTAATGATCGAAAGGATTGTACCAATCCACGGTGTCGCCTCTAGCCTTGTGGTATGAGCTTATTTTCATCAAGGCTAGATTGGGATATGAGCTATCAACGGCCAATAATCCTATATTATCCATATCTTTCCCTCAATTTATCGATGTAAGATAAGTACCATTCACGAGCTTTTTCCTTGGCTTTTTCTTCATCCTCAATACCTTCATAGAACTCATCTTCCTTGGAAAAAGGATCATGCTCAATAAATTCCTCGGTATTGCAGAAAGGGCAGGGGGTATCCCCGCCTATGGTCAATCCCCCAACCTCGCTATCATATGAGTCAAGATCCCATAGATAGCCGTCACAGCATATTGCGTCTGGATAAGATGCACCGAAAAAGGGAAACTCGGGACATTGTTTTATTTTCTCTTCCATATTTACCCCTCCTGAATAATTACGCATTCTATCTCTTCGTCCCATGTTACATCCACTGGATCGTACTCATACTCTCCATCGGACGTGCGGATCATTACCTCCGCTTCCGGATCTTGCTCTTGTAATAGAGCGATTAGTTCTTTATTTCTCATATCAAAACAATGTTTTCTCAATCTCGTAATTGTAAACCAAAACCTCCGTACTCTCCCTTATCCGAGAGTGAACGGACGTATGAGTGGTGACTTTTACTTCCTTATGGTTCCATTTGTTTTCATTGACAAAGGAGCGTAAGGTGTCAGTCCAGTAATTGCTGAGAATGAATTTACCATTGATCCGAGACAAAAGATCTAGCAGATCCGCAAGGTCATTCTCCCCATAACCATAATAATGACCTTGAACCGCCCCGGGATAAGGAGGATCAAGATAAAATAACGTATCAACGCTATCCCTGTTCTTGATAACTTTCAACGCGTCCCTACAGGAAATCTGCACCTCTGATAGGCGATCGTACAATTTCTCGTTGAACTCCTCACGCTTATTCCTGAAAACCTTCCCGAAGTGTGTCCCGGCGGTACCGTTACAGAATTTCCATCCTCCATACAAGCTACCAGAATGGCACTCATTTGCCATGATCCATACGGCCCAAGCCTTGTCTACATCTGAGACCTCAGATCGTCCTCGATAAATGTTCCTAGCCCTAATGTAGTCAGACTCGGAGTGTAGCGATAACCGGATTCTCTCACGTAACTCCTTAAATTTGGATGCGGACTGGCAGACCTTGAAAAAGTTTATCAACAAGTCGTTCTTGTCATTGATCACTTCTATCCCTGCTTTAGGCTTCGCAAAAAATACCGCTCCTCCTCCAAAGAATGGCTCGCAATATATCTTATGCCTAGGCATCATTGATACAATGCGTTCGGACAAGTTTTGCTTGCCTCCATAATATGTGATTGGTGTTCTCATATAATTTTATATTCTTTCTTTGCCCTCATCATAGATGAATGCATCTTTCAACTATGATGAATGTCTTTCTTTAGAAAACTAAGTATATGTTGTATAACCTTGATAGTCCATCCATTGCCCAACAAACGGTATATCTGCGTATCAGAGCAATCCCATTTGTACCAATCAGGAACGGTTTGTAGCCTAGAGCACTCGATCGGGGTCAATCTGCGGATAGATGATGTCTCCACTAGGGTCATGCCATTAGCTTGTGATCCTTTATATGAGGAGGCCAGTAATGAGTTCGATTT